TATCAAAGTCAAGGTCTGCTAGGGTAAGGTCACCCAAGGCATCTAAGATGTCCCTGAGCCTTCCAAACATATTCACCTCGTAAACTATATCACCGCTCTTGTTGCTGATCTTAGACATCCTTAAAACACCGTCAAAGATCTTCACGTTGTCTAGAAAGATTTGCGCTTTCGCCTGATTTGCCGGGTTAAAGTTTTGCCCTATGTTCGCCCCTGCAATAATATCATTTGCTACAGAGATGTCAAAGATGTTTCCAAATAGCTGCTGATTTCTTGCAGTACTTGGCAGGGTTAAAGTTTTAGAAAAGCTAGTATTCCTTCTTTCGATGTCGCTAATATCCGCAACCGAAAAGGTAAATTCTACATCGATATCACCAAGGGTGTCGGCTTCATAGCCTTCTACAAATAGTCTTGCGCTCATATTACCTGTCGATTGTTTATAAGCTGAAATTCAAGGTCTAGTTCAATATTGAATACTTTGTCCACCGCTGTCTTTTTAACTTCGTAGGATGTCGCTGTAGGCTTCGCAGGTATCCATGATGGGTTGATGTAATTATCATTTACCAAATTCATGTAGACCAATGGGGACGAGTACAACTCCCGCAGGATCTCGGCTTGTGCATCCGTTAAATAGTCACTTATAATCTTCCACTTTTGAGTTTCTTTTGTGTAGTAAATCGGGTTAATATTTTTTACCCTGATCCCGTCCGATTCATAGATGCTGCCTGTGTAGTTCCGCTCGTATCCTTTCTTTTCAACATCGAAGGTAGTCTTGCTTACTAGGTCAAAATTAAAGAAATCATAAACCCCGTATTTGTTTAGGTAAGCCAATCGCATAGGATCAAACTTACCACAGGACTGAATGAAGATAGTAGCAAATTTTGCCCTTCTTGCTGATCCGTTATTCCAATTCGCAAAGACCTGAATATTATCTATGCTTCCGCCATAGGTCAAAGGTGTGATCTTGATGTAGGTCACGCTAGGAGTAGCAACGGCTGAAGGAGTAATGTAGTAGGTCGATGTAGTAGCGTTTGCATAGGTGACTAGCAGTTCGCAGTTAGTCAAGAGACCTGTATTTAGAAAGCCAAATATTTGCGAATCTGTTTCCCTTAGCTTTATTGAAGTCCAATCTGTTAAAGGCCTGTATTCCGTATAGCTTTCTCCAGTATATTCTAAATAATTTGCAAAGGTAACTCCAGTAAATACTGAATACCATAGATCAAATTCTAGTAATGGAAAAGAAGCAGCCAAGGCATACTTCGTAGCACTTACCACCTCGGAAGCTGATACGATCTGGAATACCCCTGCAACTTCGTAGTACTCATAGCATTTAAGATAGTAGCCTTTGATTACGTTGGTGTTGCTAGCTGAGGTTGCTACCTGATAGAATCCGCTTGAGTAGGTAAAGTTTACAGATACAAATTTACTGACATCAAACTCAACAGAATCCGCAGGGTTAGCCGGGGAGTCATAGAATGCCTGAGTGATCAATTCGTTTGCAGTATTAAAAACTTTGACCACATACTTAAACCCTGAGAGGTTTGCGTTGGTGCTGCTGATCGTGTAGTTAATGCGATTGAATGCAGGCAGGATACTATTGGTAGGTTCTACTAGGGTTATCATTTGCTTATCTTTAAGGTCAAGGAGTTAAATCCAATGTTTTGAATGTCGATGTTAAATTCAGGGGTTGCTTCGTCAATTGATTTCTTCACAAACATCTTTCCTTCAATACCGTACTTTTTAATGTAGTATGCTAGCCTCTTTGCGCTAGTTGAAATCTGTGGTAACATCTGTCTTCCTTCGATTAGGTTTGTTGCTTCGATCTCCATGTTCTTACGCTTCATCCATCCTTCTAAACCTTGCAAGGCTTCAACAGGCATCCCGTAGGTTTTGAATTGATAGAATCTACCATCAGCATTCTTGTAGGTCTTGCGCCTGTTCTGGATACCCCTTACCCCTTTGTCTTGGTAATCTGAATACTCAGCCCCCACGCTTATTTCTAGCCTATATCCGCTCTTTGTTTCGCTTACTTTTAATACTTCAAAAGAACTTGCTAGCTTTCCATTATCTACAGGTGCGTATTTAGCTAGATTATCTACTACAGATAACCCTAGCTTTTCCATGGCATCCTTGATATTTTTTACAAGGGCACCTTCTACGGCAGCGACAAATTCGTTACCCTTCAGCCTTCTGCCTCCGATGTTGACTAGTCCTTCTACCTGTGCCTTTGTTGCAACTGCCATTTCTTGTATTCGAGATCCTTGTGTTTATTGTAATCCTTTAAATATGCCAATGTATTCAGGTACTCGATCACGTTCAAATCGTAGGTTTGATTCACCGTTATATTGCTGAAGTCTGCGACCTGTTTAGTGCTAAATACCCACCCCCAACGTTCCATAAACGGGCTGCCTTCTCCGCCAGTTCCTTGTTCTGGATTGAGTAGGTTATTGTACTGCTTATTAATTCGTTGAATAGTTGACAAAAAAAAAGCATACAACCGTAGACCTGCACAAAGTTAGCTTCTAGCAAGTCATCCGCTACCCTATCATGAGGCACAGCCCCGTATCCTTGGTACTTCTCACCCTGCATAGGTAGAAAGAAACAGGCAGCAATCTTGTTAAGCTGCATGATCTCACCGCTGAAGGCTAAGATATCTATGTACTGCCCTGCTGTGATCTCCTGCAATTCATAGCAGAACTTGTAGCGGTTATCCCCTACCTGAAGGAAGTCCACAGGTTTGGATTCTGGAATATTGTTGAAGAAAGATAGCTTTTCCCCATACTCATGGATAAGATCCCTGTACTTGTAATCATCGTACTCCCGCTCATTTTTACCCTCAATCACCGCAAGCATTTTCTGTTGCTTTTCAATGATGTTTAGATTCTGGCTTGCCTCGATATCGTACAAGGTTATGAACTGCCCAACGGTTAATTTATCCCACATGATTCTAAATATATTTTGTTTGGTTTATGTTTCTATCTGAAGGAGTACCTGCCTAGATGGCTCTTTGAAATCTTGTTTACCACCGAATACCGCAGGGCATCCAATGCGTGATTGAAATTATCCACAGGCTTGTTAGTCATCTGCCCGTTTTTATCTTCAATGTACTTGTAGTTCCGGAGTTCTTTAATCAGGTTGAAACTGCTTTCGGTTGCTATCAGCTTGTATCTACGGATGATGTCAATCCCTATGTTGATAGATCCTTTTATGGTAGGCTTTACATTCCACCCCATCCTGTAGATTTCTTCTATACTTTTAGGCTCAGCTGAATCGGCATAGATTTCGTTACTGCGATCTAACCCTAGAACTTTCATTTCGTTTGCGATGTCTTGGTTAGTCATCCCGGTACGATATAGCAATTCATCCACGTACATATTATCATCTAGGATATACGTGCGCACTAGAGAAGTAGGGTCACTTGAGTACCCGAAGTCTAGGCCGTAGCTTACTAGCTTTGCTTCCTTAGGGATTTCTTTGATCGTGCTGAAAGTATATACTAGGGATCTAGCCTGCCCTCGTTCTCCAAGGCCGTAGACCCTCCAATAGTTTTCATCTATCCCTTTTAGCCTTTCGATTTCATCTTTGATTACATCGCCTAAAAATGGGTTATCCTTGTAGGTAGTCTGAAAAAATTCCACGTCCGAACGGGTTAGCACCTGATCGTAGATCCAATGGAATTCTTCAGATGGATTGTAATCTAGGATTACCTTCTCGTTAGTTCTAAAAAGTAGCTGAGTCCAATCTTCATGAGTTAATTCATTTGCCTCATTTGCAAAAAGTAGATCCCGCTTTCTACCCCTGATTTTTTGAGGCATATCAAGTGAAATAAATTCAATCGTGTTTTGGTTTAGCTTGTATTCGTTATTGCTTTTGCTGTGGTAGTCTTCCGAATAGATATCATGATCTTTAAGGATCTGAAAAAAGTCACGCATCACCGTACCCCTCAAAGCCGGGAAGGACTTCCTGCAGATGGTTATAATTTTACCTTCGTTTCTTTGGCAATAAGCAAAGATAATCCAAAGCAGGATGTTAAAGGTTTTGCCTGATCTGGTGCCTCCTTGCTGCACTATTATCTTTGCCGTGCTTTCTTCTAGGTGCCTAAATACTTTGTTTGTTTTGATGCTAGATACTGTCATCCACTATCTTGACTTCAAATAGTTTTTGACCCTTTGAAGTGATGTCTGTTTTTTGCTCAATCTTACCATGAGCCGAATCCATAAGCTCCCTGTAGGCTTGTACATCCCCTTCCCTAGCCTTTTTAATCAAAGCTAATGTCATTAGGTCTTGTTGCTCAAGATCTTCTGTCTGCCCTGTTATTGGGTTCTTAGCCTTTTGCTTTACTTCAAGCCATTCCCGTACTAATGTAGAACGATTTCTTACACCCTTTGGTCTTCCGTTTGGGTTTCCACTTTCTCCTTTTTGGAATTTGTGTGGATTTATATTTTCAGGGTTTGGCATCGCTGTATTTACGTTGTTTTTATTTATCTATTTATAATGCAATTCCGTTCTTCTTGATCACTAGGCTAGGATCTAATTTTTTCATCCTGTCTACAATCACTTGGCAATATTTAGGATCAAGTTCCATACCAAAACATTTGCGTTTAAGTTGATGTGAAGCTGCCATTGTCGTACCGCTACCTAAGAATAAATCTAAAACACTTTGTCCTTTTGTTTTACTTATTACATCTCCAACGATACTTAAAGGTTTTACAGTTGGATGATTTACTTCTTTATCAGGTCTTTCAGAATAATCAAAAGTATATACATCATGTTTATAATTTTCTTTTATATATTCAGGTTTACCATTTTCAAATAATGCAATAATTTCACTGGTTAAAATCCAACTTTGCCAAGGGAAACCCATTCTATTGGGTTTATATATTGTTAATATTCTTTTAAAATTTATACCTTCTGTGCATTTAAAAAACCTATCTAATCTTGAAGGACTAAAGCATAATGCAAAAACAGAATTATAAGAAAATAAAATCATATTTTTAAAAGATTCCTTAAGCACATTTTCCCATTCATCATCACCATCATTTTCTATTCCTTCTTTGCCAAAAGTCGTACCCTTATAAGACATTCCATAAGGCGGATCAGTAAAAACCATGTCTGCTTTTTCTCCATTCATTAATTTCTCTACTGCATCACTATCTGTACTATCTCCACAAAGCAAACGGTGTTCTCCAATCTCAAACAAATCACCTAGGACAATATCCGTTTGAACTTCATCAGGCATCTCATAATCATCTTCCTCCGCTTCTAGTTCTTCCTTGATGCTAAACTCTGGAATGTCAAGACCCCATTCTTCTACCTGCTCCGCATCCCATTGATTAGCAATCATGTCCCAATCCCATTCACCAAAGCCTACGTTATCCTTGATTATAAACTGCTTCTGTTCATCTTCTGTGAGATCATCCGCAAAGATGATAGGCACTTCTTTTAGCCCTGCTTCCTTGCAAGCTTTCAATCTCATGTTTCCCCCTAGTACTATCATATCAGCATTTACCACAATAGGCCTGATCTCTAGCATCTTTGGAAACTCCTGAATAGAATTGACTAGCTTTCTGAACTTGTCATCCTTTATGATCCGGGGGTTATTCGGATTACTTTTGATTTCCGAAAGTTTAACGCTTCTGATCTCCATTAGTCTAGCTTTTCGTTTGCTACTTGTAAAGCCTCCACAGGTGTCACATCCTTTTCTTCTAGTTTGTTAGGAATACCTGCATCATCTAAAAGCTTCTTGAATAGGTAAGCTAGATCGAAGATTCCATCTTCATTGTCAAGGGTTACGCTGATAACTTTTTTTTCGCTGTTAAAATTCAATTGAAAGTTTGCCATGTTTTTTTTGATTTGGTTTCGTAGTCAGGACAGGATTCGAACCCGTATTTATACCACCATACAACTCTCTTTATGGTTGGGCTGTACAAACCCTTCATTGTATGTGCATTACCAATTCTGCCACCTGACTGTTTTTTTATTTAGGTTGATTCATTTTTTGTTTGTGCTTTTGCTCAAGGTATTCCCGGTAGCTTTTCTGGTCTCCCATAGTATCGTGACAGATCCTGCACAAGGCCATTAGGTTCTCTATGTGATCCGCTGTTTTACTTCCACCCATTCCCCTTGCTTTTATGTGATGGATGTCTACTGCCTGAGACCCGCAGGATTCACAGGGAATAAAATCAGCTATCGTGTAGCCAAAATATTCCACGTAAATCTTGGTGTGCTTTTTCACTAGAAAGGAAGATCATAGCTTTCTTCCATCACAGGCGCAGGGGCAGTCGGCATATTGTTAACCTGTGAGTTGTTATTTTCTTCTTTTTTGTAATCGTTTAGGTTAATAGCCACATCCTTTCCGAAGTCATTCGGCTTATCAAAGATATTGATGCTCACATTGACATACTTTTTTCCGTTGTAGGTGTATGCGTGTGCCTCGGCATCCGTTATGCAGATCGCAGCAGTTAGCCATGATCCGCTTCTTTTCTTTCCGTTTCCTAGTCTTATTTTTGGTTTGGTGTCCATATTATGTGGTTTTTGGTTTTCTTCCTCTTTTCACAGGTGCTGTTACCCCTTCTTCTTGTGCTACTATTTCTTCAGCAACTACTTCTTCCTGATCCCTGTACCACGTTGTATGTTCTGTGTTAGTGTACCACCCATATAGGTAATTAACTAACTCCATTCGGCAGCTACTGCACCAATGGCTAAAGTTGTGCTTTGGTGAAACATAGGTAGTGTAAAGGTGGATCATTTCCGTGTAGACTTCCTTGTCATAATTACGGATAAATGCGTGTTTCTTGTAGCTTTCGTACAAGGGCATGTGCTTCTTGAATAATTCTAAATCTTCAGGTGTCATATTTTTTGTAGTTCGTTTTTTACTTTCATCCAAAATGTAAATTTTGATCTATAGTAGATCAGGTCATCGGCATCATCTAGCACTTTCAATATTTCATCAACTGCTATTATTGCACATCTATTTGCTGCGTGTAGATCCCTTACATCATTGTACCCATGAGTGCATTCGCTCAAATTAAATTTGATTAGTAAATAGTCTGCCTTTGCCCTTGGTGTCATAGTTCAAATTTGTTAGTGAAATGATCCTCCACATACAGGTAGATGAAGGGCACTGCACTACTTATAAATATTGCTTCTAGTAAATCCGTTTTTAAAATTAGAAAAAAGAAGCTGATCCAGAAGGACATGCAAAAGGAACAGCTAAAAGGCTTGACCAACTTCCTACCTGTGACTTCTTTAAAAAATTTAGGTAAGTTGAGAATGTAGAAGTAAAGGAGGGTTAACCCTACCGACCCTAGTACACCAACTGTGATTTGATACATGATCTAATTTTTTTAATTGTTATAAAAATTGAAGTATGTGGGATGCCTGTTTGCTTACTTACCTTGCGCACTGAACCGAGTTCCACATACATCTTGAGTATTTCCTGATCGTACCAATACAAGCCCTGAACTATCTTGCTTATCCCATCCGCTACCTCTTGACTGTTATCGATCTGGTGTTCTTCCTTGACAAACTTCATGATGTCCTCCACAGGTACTAGGCTACCATATAGCCTGCCAAACTTCCCGTACTTTGAATTCGTCTGATTGCAGCAGATCCGAACTATCCAGAACTTAAATACCTGCTTTCCTTTGGCTTCTAGTTCCTGTAATTTTACTGCATCGTATTCTAAAACTATGACCGCTACTTCCTGCCTCAGGTCTTCCCATAGGTCTTTTCCTATATTCTGAAATACATATTTAAACTCCTGATCATATAGCCATCCGATCGCTTTCATTTCAGGCTGATTACTTCGCCCGTGGGAAGCCCTGCAAAATCACATAGCCATCCATTCCATTCAAACCTGATCTCCTTCTGTCGACCGTAATATGAGGCTGCTAGGAGTCTTATCTGCCTTTGTACTATCTCTATACTTTGAAATGTTCCTTTTCCCTTGTTCATCCATGCAGACCACTTACCGCTTGATTCCTTGTAGCGGATCTCAAGAGAATAGTCTAGCTTGGATTTGGGAAGCCCTCTAGCCATTCCTTTCTTTGATAATTACTTCTAACCCTATAGCCTCACAGATCATGCGCAAGTTAAAAAGACTTATTGATTCCCATCCATTTTCTACCTGATTGATAGGTGCATGGCTGATGCCTAGCTTTGCGCATAGTTGCAGCTGAGTGTATCCGCTTTTCTTTCTTGATTTCCTGATTAATAGTCCTTCTTGTACGCTCATTTGGTTTGTTATTTCTTCAAATATAGGGTAAAAATTAATATCCTATTTTAAACCGTGAATTTTGTCTAAAAAGGTAGCATTTTAAATATCCCCATGCTTATAAATTCATCCCCTTTTTTTACTAGGCACTTCCTTACATTCAATTCAAAAACCATTTTGTCGTTAAACCCATACTTTTTCTGTGCCAAATCTAGTGTAGCTTTTATTGGGTTATCAATATCCGCTGATTTTGTAGAAAAACCAAAGAACAGTTCAACCCTGAGCATTTGATCTGGATCTACTTTGCCCTTTGGCATTTTTAAAAGCATAGATCTTTCAAATTCTATGTAGGCCTTTGTGCGGAATCTTCTACCCCGGTAGGCTTCATTTACTGAAAGGGGCTTCTGGTTTATATTGAATTGAATCATTTGCAGGCCTTATAGATCAAGTCCATACCTATCGTAACCCCCGCTACAATAAAAATGAACCACAGGCCACAGTCAAAGTCAAAGGTGATCAAAGCAAAGCAAGTCAGCAGCGTAGTCTGGATACTGAATAGATCCTGCTTTTTAGGAGTTAAATTTTCAATTAATTTTTTCATATACTGAGCTGTTTATTTAGTTCGTTATTCTGACTTATGGCTTTAAAAATCTGATAGGCTACCTGTGGAACTATTGCGTTCCCTCCTGCTTTGATTGATTCGTTTCTCCATTTTGAAAAGGTAATTCCGTCCAGTCTTTCGGAAAGCCCATCATCTCCATGACAAATTGTGGGGACAGATGGCTGCATTTTGAAGTCTGTTCTATGTAGTTTATTGCGTCCTTCAAATTGTTGTTCATTGGATTGTGTCCTTTTCTTGGAGCATTGCCCCTCCTTCCTGCCTTCATGTCCATAGCGCAAGGAGTAGGAAGCATTAAATGCAATAAACCAAATTCTTTGCCTGACATGGGAAGCATTAACGCTTGCAGCTGGAAGTAAAAACGGTGTGACTTCGTAGCCTTCAGCTTCCAAATCAGATTGCACTTCGTCGAATACCAACCCTCCATTCCAATTAACAAGCCCACGAACATTCTCGCCCACGATGTAGGTCGGCTGAATTTCTCGTATTGCTCGACACATCTCAGGCCAGAGATGTCTGTCATCTTCCTTTCCAAGTCTCTTGCCTGCTGTTGAATAGGGTTGGCATGGGAATCCACCTGTAAGGATATCAATTGATCCTTTGTGAATAGTGAAATCTGTCTTGATGATATCATTATAGGTAATTGCTTTAGGCCAGTAATATTTTAAAATTTTTTGTCCAAATTCATTCCACTCGCAATGAAAAACATTATCCCATCCCATCCATTCTGAGGCAAGATCAAAGCCTCCTATTCCGCTGAATAGTGAGCCATGTCTCATATTAATTTATCAAGGTTTCTATTTTCTTTGATCGATTCCAGAATGAATAGCTTCCAGATCTTATTCTTTGACTTTGCCCCTACGGTGACTTCATCTATGTATCTGGTGCTGATCCTTAACTCCCTACGGACATCCTTTTCGATGTCTTCAACCGGATACTCCCAAGGCTTCAGGATTCCTTTCTCTTGGAACTTGCTAAACCAATTCCCACCCCACTCAGCTAGATCTTTGCAGAACCCGCTTTCCTTTGCGCTTTGGTAGTTGTTTCTGAAGATCTGCTTTCCTATTTCTATCCATTGCGCTATCTCCTCCTCTGTAGGCTCCCGATGTACTTGATTCATTGCCTGTACTTCCTGAACTATTTGGCTCTGGTGGTGCGCATAGTATTGATTGATCCATACACTCACATTCTTTTCGTTGACATGATAGAAGTCCCCGTACTGCCCCCGCATCCCTGCATGAAGGATGTAATCGACCCGGCTTTCGTTCATCCATCCGTAGCTAGTAAATAGCTTGTTAAGGCAGTTTAGGAGTTCGACCCCATCTTCTTGGCTGTATTCTTTGAATTGCTTTAGCCCGCAGACAAATTCCATTTTTTGCAGGTGCTTTAAAATTATTCCTTTCATAGGTTAGATTGTTTTTTTAGTTCTTCTTCTCTTAGTAGTTCTTGGTACATATCCGCAAATATGTTTTTGCTTTTAGGCTTTTCTTCTTTTGGCCTGTAGGTGTTGGTTCTTGGCTGCTTAAACCTGCTTGCATTATTTTTTACAAACAAGATAAAACTATTTTTTAAATGCTTTTCGCTTTCAAAGGTTCGATCATCATGAGTAAGATCCCATTCCTTATACAGTTTTTGAACCTGTTCATTATTTATATCGTAAATGTGAGCCATATCTTCAAATAGATTTTTACCTCCTAGCCTCCTAGTAGTAAAAATAGTAATAGAAGAAATATCATTTACATTACCATTTACATTACCATTTACATTTACAGCTAGGTTTGCTACATCATTTGTAGCATTGCTAGGATTTGCTAGATCATTTCTAGCATTGCTAGCTTTTGCTAGACCTCCCTTCTTTCCTGCCTCTGCTCTCTGCTCTTTCTTTTCATCCCAGATTCTAAGATCTCTTTTAAGCTGAGTCTTAATAGGAAGAAAAGCAACCTTGATAAGCTTATCTTCTGTGATGGGATCTTCATCATTCACATAGGAAAAAATGTGCTTGATCAACTTCCCGGCATCTTCATCTGAAAGTTCATCAAAAACTTCCCTTTGATCTGTGTACAAAACAAATGATTTTTTTCCTTGCATTTTTACAAATAAAAAAGCCCAACAGGTAGGAGTCTGTCGGGCTAGGTTTAGTAAACCTTTATGAAATCATTTTTGGCTCCTACCTCAAAAATGATTTGATATTCAAATATAAAACTTTTTTGCATTATCCTACTAGATTTCTTCTTTTTAGATGAAAATAAATGCAGGTGTATGATCTACCTAGTTCTAGTGCTATCACCTTTGTGGGTGTCCTGTCTTGCCAGAGTTCAAAGATCCGCTCTTTGTCGTATTCTGTTAGATTCCTGCCCCTCATTTTGACAAGTAGTATTGAGCGATTCTCTTATCGTTTACGGTGATCATGTCCGTTACTATGTCTAGGCCTTCCTCCCTGATGTTAGCGATCCTAGCAGCAAGCCTAAAGCAGCCAAACATATTTAAGGCATCTAGCTGCGTAATAGATCTACCATTCAGCAGCCACCCCTTGATCAAAGCGGTCTGTGAGTCTAGCGATTTCATAGGGCTGATATAAATTTTTTGCACTCGTTTAAATTAGTTACAAATTCCTGCTCTGTGATCTGCTCAAAGTTATCTAGCTTAACC